CGGAATGCTTCGTACTCGTACTTGCGTGTCTGCCTGCCGTCTGCGGTCACCTCAACGTCAAAGCTTGACGTGTCGTCCATGGTCAGCGTGAGGTAGCGGAGTTGTAGTCTGCTGTCCGTCTTGCCTACGTTAGTGTCGCCCGGCTTGTAGAAAATCGGGCTTTGCTCGTACAGCATTGTGTAGGCTCTGCCGATCTTGAAGTTAGGCAGGACTGACGTGTTGATCGTGTTCGTTATCTGATCGTCTGCTGTTAGAAACACACCGTCAAACCTACCGATTACAGCGAGCTTTGTGTTGTCGGTATCTACTGCAATAGCATTAAGCGCGTTCGCAGTGCTTTGTGACGGCGCAGCGAGGAACGCAGCCGTTGCTTGTTGGAACGCCGTAAGCGAAGACGAACTGGCAACTTCGACGTTAAACGCTGCAATGACTGGTGGACTTTGCCCAAACCCTGCCGCGTCAGTAGTAACCAGGCGTATCGCCGTGCTCGAAGTTTTGTACGGAAGTTCGATAACACTAAAGTCAACGCCATCGCCAAGAGCAAACGGCACGTCGTTCGTTGTGCTCAAAGAGCTATACGCGGCTTGTTGCGTTGCACCTGATTCTGCACTTGTGCGATAGCCTTCGACCGACTCAGTTTGAGCGCGAGTTGCGGTAAAGTCGAGCAAGATGGAAAACAACGTGCCGCTGGCCTCAGTAATTTCCTCAAGAGGCACGCGCACAAAGTACGTTCGTGTGCTTGTCGTGCCAAACGACGTGCCAAGACTGTTCGCAATTTCTAAGCTGCCAACGTAATCGGGAACCGTCAGGCTGCAGCAAAGGTACAAGTATTCGTCAATGACTTCAGCGCTGATGATCCTGGTGTCATCGGCAAAGGTCCACTTCGACCAGGCACTTTGCAGGCGTTGGCGCTGGTTGTCGTAGTAGTTATAGACAAATACGGAGTTTGTGTCGCTCGCGCTTAAGGCAAACACGACGTTCTTCTTAGCGCTGGCTGCAAGTTTGAACACGCCGGTCGGCACGTACGTTGGCACCTGCGTCGTCACTTCGTCAGACTCAATAATCTCAGTGTCGATGTCAGCACGGAACTCACGTACGATTGTGCGCGACACGTCTGACACAGCCGCGAAAATCGAACTGCCGATGCGTTGTGGTTTTGCGCCCAGGCTAGTTGCATGTGCGCCAGTTTGCTGGATTAGCGCAGTAGCAGGCGTGACCGCACCTGTGTTTGCGAAGCGGAACTGCGCGCGTTCGCTAAACAGCATCAGCGTGTTGGCAAATGGAACTGCGTAGCTCAGCTTAGCTACCGAACCCGTAGATGCGTTCAAGTCAATGCGATCACTGTCGAGAAGCTGCGTAACGGTCGCGCGGAAGAAGTTAGCGCTAGTGCCGAAATCCGTGGATGACGTAAGGCTCACACTTTCACCGCTTAGAAAACCTAGTCGCCCAGCGTGTACGAACACGTCGTTAATTTTCTCACCGGCAAACGAGGGCAGGGCGTTTGTATCTACGTCACCGGCAACGCGTGGAGCGTACTGATGCAGGCTGGCGACAAACTGTGGGTTGCCACTTTGGGAAAACTCGCGCCGAACTTTGATAGGCAGCGTTGTTTCATCCAATACGTATGGCGTTTCGTACGTCTCAATGTAACGGGCGTCAGCGGTGCCGTCGTCAAACACAATGACATAGTACCGACCGTCACCTTGCGCTGTACCGCCCACTTCGTAAATAGAGCCTGCAATGGGCGCGCTTGAAGTTCCATCAAGTGCGGGCAGGCCTTGGAAGGTAGCGACTTGGTTGCTGCCGCTGCCCTGCTGGACGGTCGTAAACGTCAGACCGTTTGCGTCTACGGGTGCAACACTTGACGGAACAAATACGTCAGTTACGTATGCAGCGGTGCTTGTTGAGCTAGTGTCGTTGCCTACAAAATGACTGAGCACCCACACTACATCGTTCAGCAACGCAAGTTCAGCGCTTGCCGTGGGCATAAACGCGGACGCGAAGAGGTACTGGTTTTGACTACTAGCGCTGCTACCAGGCCACGTCGCTGTTACGCTGGTGTCTCGCGCGTTTGTAGACGTGACGGCGGTGTCTACGTTGTTGAAGTCGATGTCAGCAGTGTTGTCGGCGTCAACTCCTGACCACGGCCTAACTGCGGCAGTGCTGTATAGCTTTGCGGTAGAATGATCGTTGACACGCAGCGCACGGTAAGACGCACCGTTGTCGTCACTAATCTCAATGCGTCCGTTGGCAATTCGTAAATCGTGCGCCAGTGTGCGACCGAATAGTGAAGTCTTTGTACCGTTAGGTCCGTATGTTTGTGTCTGCAAAGTAGCGAAAGAAAACCGCACCGGGCTAAGGCTGGTTGACACGTAATTAACTAACAAGTCCGCGCCTTTGCGCGTAGCTACGTGCCGAGACGTGAGCACACTGGCTACGCTGTATGTTTCCCAGCTATTCGCAGTTGATAATCCAAGGCCGCGCATGATGTTGTCTTGCAGCGACCGATCCCGGTGTTCAAGCTTGCCTGTTTCAACAATGATGTACGTGTTACCTACGGCGGCGGCATTTGAGGTAGATTGCATCTTAGACTTAAAGTCGCTTTGGTCGGCGTAGTTGTTCCCGTTGCTGTGGTACACGTGCAAGCCATTGTCAGCGTTGCCGCCCGCGCTGATGACCGCGTAACGCACTTCGTTTGCACTGTATGTAGGGTTGCTGTACTCAAATTCAGACTGTGTAATTGCTGCGTCACTGCGATAGCGAACGCTGCTGCCGTCGTTTACACCTGCGCCGCCGCGGTTGTTGTCATAAGCAAGTTGCGGGAAAGAAGCGAAGTGGTGCGGCAGAAAGTTAGCATCGACGCTACCGGCAACAGTCACGTTCCTATTCGCGATGAACGTAGTGTCTGCAACGGTCACAAAACGCAGGCTGTCTTCGAAGTTAGACGTAGTGCCGCCTTCGCCGTCGCTAGTGAGGTACGTGTTTACTTCGTCAGGTACGATGACTTGCAGCGCTTGGCCGGTGTCAGCGTCGAAGGCGCGTAGCCCATCGCCGTCAAAAGTAAGAGCGTAGTGCTCAGTAGTGTCTCTGTTGATCCAGTGCACGGAAGCGTTGGCGTCCAGCGCCAGGTCAGCCGTAGACCCGTAGTCGTGCGCCTCGCCCAGCCATTCAGCGGCTTGGCGTTTCTGCATGCCCGACACCGGAGACAACGTAGCGTTCTCAATTGCCGTTGCCGTGTTGCTGTAACGCAAGTTCTCTGCTTGCTGACTTACACCGCCGACAAGGTTTGGGATCGTATCGCTAACTAGAGGCACGACTTACTCCTACACCCGGCGACGCATCATCACGTCACGGCTCGTTGGACTTCCAGTGAGGTAGCTAAAGCCTGCGACGCGCACGTGGTCGTTCATCAGTGCAGCGTACGCCAGGCTCTCATCAATACGGTCGCCTTGCGCCAGGCTTTCACTGCTAAGTGTCTGCTCTTGGAACATGCGCGCAGCACGGAGCGTCGCGAACCGTCGCGCACTTTCCGGCATTTCATCAAAGGGCAGCGCAATCGTTACCGTGCAGGTAATGTCTTTGTCGAAATTGTACGTGTGGTTCTTACGGTCATAGAGGCGGCTACCGCGCTGCACGATACTTAGCCCACGATCTACGCCTGCGGGCTGGATGCTCATCGTGTTGGCTGCAACGATAATCTCGCCTTGCAAGTTACGCTGCATCTTGCGCTCTACGTCCGTGTTCCAAAACCAGGATCGCGTCTGCAACTCCCTGGTCACACTGGTCAGCAACTTGCGGGCAGTGAGTGCGTCGATGAACGTCTCATCTTCCAGGCTGTTCGTCTCTGTCTCGCCGATGTTCGCGAGGATCGTGTTGACGGCCTCAAGCTCTGTCGTAGGGGTGATACCAGTGCTCATCTTTGTATCCTAAAACGAGAAATAGGGTGGACCCGAAAGCCCACCCCAAGTGCTGCCAGGTTACATAGAACCAGTGACGGAGATAAGACCCTCAGGGCGAAGCACTCCATGCCCAACGGCAAGGCGTGCCACAGCCAATTGGCCCTGTCTGCGGATGTCATAGTCAGACTCCGTTGCCAGGCCCATAAGCTGCACCGTCCCCAGGGCGTCCTGGTGAATACACATCGCCAACACTGAAGACATGTCCGTGTCGTACTTGGAAGCAACGACAGGGTAGCTTGCAGTGTTCGCAGATGCACCGTGGTTCAGCGCCATGTTGTTAGTCATAACGACTGGCATTCCGGCAATCCGAAGCAGGTTCGCAGCAATGAAGTCGTTAGGGTTAACGCTGAAGTCTCGGTTCGTAACCTTGTCGTCCTGCACCAGCTTGAAGTACACGGCAGGCGTCACGTAGATAGTCACGCCCTCAACAGGTACGTTCTTCTCCGCAAACTTCTGAGCA